ATGAGCAGTAAGCGGTATACGGATGAGTTCAAGATCGAGGCGGTCCGGCAAGTGACCGATCGTGGGTTCAAGGTGGCAGAGGTCGCCGAGCGACTGGGTGTCACCACGCACAGCCTGTACGCTTGGCTGCGCAAGTTCGGCAAGCCCGGCGTAGTACAGCGCGCTGAGGCGGACCAGAGCGCCGAAGTCCGGCGGCTGAAGATCGAGTTGCGCCGGGTGACGGAGGAGCGCGACATCCTAAAAAAGGCCGCCGCGTACTTTGCCAAGGGGTAAAGGCAAAGTACCTCTTCATGCAAGTCCACCGCGAAGAATTCAGGGTGTGCGCGATGTGCCGGGTTTTGCGGGTGAACCGGGCTGGATACTACGCGTGGCTAAAGTCGCCCGACAGTGAACGCGCCAAGGAAGACGAACGCCTGCTGGGGCTGATCAAGCACCACTGGTTGGCCAGCGGCAGTGTCTATGGGCATCGCAAGATTGCCAAGGATCTACGCGATCTGGGTGAGCGTTGCAGTCGCCATCGGGTGCATCGATTGATGCGCACCGAGGGACTGCGTGCCCAGGTGGGCTATGGCCGCAAGCCGCGCTTCCATGGCGGAACGCCGTGCAAGGCGGCAGCCAACCTGCTGGATCGACAGTTCGACGTGACCGAGCCGGACACGGCCTGGGCGAGCGACTTCACCTTCATCCGTACGCATGAAGGCTGGATGTACCTGGCTGTGGTGATCGATCTGTTTTCCAGGCAGGTCGTCGGCTGGGCGATGCGCGATCGAGCCGATACCGAGTTGGTCGTGCAGGCCTTGCTGTCGGCGGTGTGGCGGCGCAAACCCAGCGCTGGTTGCCTGGTTCATTCGGACCAGGGGTCTGTCTACACCAGCGATGACTGGCGCAGTTTCCTGGCGTCCCATGGCTTGGTGTGCAGCATGAGTCGGCGTGGCAACTGCCACGAGCGCGAAGCCTGCCCTTGGGGCACAACGCACCGGTGGAGAGCTTCTTTGGTCTGCTCAAACGCGAGCGGATCAGGCGGCGGATCTACCCCACCAAGGACGCCGCACGCGCCGAGGTGTTCGACTACATCGAGATGTTCTACAACCCACAACGCCGTCATGGTTCAACTGGCGACCTGTCCCCTGTAGAGTTTGAACGGCGCTACGCGCAACGAGGGTCTTGAGTGTCTACGGAACCCTGGGCGTATCACTCGACCACCTGTTTCCGAATTTGAGTCGACCGAAGCCGCCGAGGACTACGACTGGTAGTTCCGGGCGAAGATCGAGCGCGCCGTGGCCGACACGCGGCCGACGATTTCGCACGACCAAGTGATGGCGCGCACACGCTGCGATCGAAGCCGCCGCGAAGCGATAGAAGCTCGCTGATGAACCAGGTCCAGAGCTGCAGGAACTGGAACTTAAGGTCCAGATTTCAGTACTGGCGGTTGTTCTGGTCAACTCCGGGGCGTTTTTTCCGTCGTTCCATCAAAGCTGTGGCGACTTGTCCAGGCTCCGAGAAATGTGCGGCGTATGTCCGCGGCAAATGGGGTGTATGCCTGCGGGAACGGGGGCATTTCCTGCGCGGCAATCAAGCGTCATTGTCCGGTCCGCTTCCTGTGGAGGGACCAGCAGTGATAGGCCGCCAGGGCGCACAGGAGCGTCAACACGGCCAATTTCGCATAATGTATATCTGGAAGTTATAGGTCGCATCGGTTAACCCCTTGGCGGGATTGAGAGTAAATCAAAGTGTCGACACATGCAAAATCTTCCGAGTAAATAATTTCGTGACGCGTCACTTAATCGGCATTATCGTGACGCGTCACGTAATTAAAATACGTCTGCAGGGTGCGGGTTTTTGCCAGTGCTTCGCCCAAGAAAATGCCCGCGTCGTTGCCGAGGCGGGCATTGGGATTTAGACCTGCTTTGCGCGGGGGAACCCCGCACCCCAGAGTAGATAATTTCGTGACGCGTCAGAAAAATACGACGCGGTGATCGCCGTCGTCGTTGAGCACCTTGACGCACATCTCAAGCTTGGCTGGCCAGATGCGACCGAAGCTAAGTGCCAGGTCTGGTCGACCGGCCGTCTTGTAGAAGAAAAAGAAGATCCGCGTGAACTTGCACATTGCCCACCAATGAGGCTTGCGGATAGGGAACGTGACTGAGCCGTAGAAGCCCAAAACACCATAGCGATAGTTGCGTAAGCGGCGATGACAACGAGCGCGAAATCGGGTGCGCGGATGCATGATTCCCCCTTTAGTGATGCGTCACGGAATCAGACGTCGGTGCCGTAACGGATAGTGTGACGCTGAAGAGCGGGGCCGCCGCCTTTGGAGTTCCATAGGCGCTCGGAGTACGACCAGGCTCTGAGGTACTCGACGTGAAAAGAGGCACCGAGGATGCCGCCCGGGACGAAGCGAGCGGAACAGGTGAGGAAGATTTCAAGGCGGGAACCCTGACGAGGTGAACAGATGTAGACGCCCTTACGTGGCTTTCTGATGGGCCGCGCGCCGCGCCCGGACCCGATCGTCCCTCCAGGGACCAGTCGCGGCGCCCGGTTTTGAGGAGCAGGTGCCTTAGCAAGCTCCTTGTCGACTTCAGCCAGCAGCGCAGCTACAAGAGGATCACGCCCAGGGTCGCCGGACTGGCCATCGAGGTACTGCCGGACAGCCATCGAGACAAGCGCGTTGAGCGAGATCCCAAGCGACTTGGCTTTGGCTGACGCCTCGCTCTTCAGCGGCTCGACCAAGCGGACGTTGGGAGCGGTCTTTCGGGCTGAGGTAGGGGCCTCGGCGGTCATGCCTGGCTCCGGTGAGACTTTTGGCCCGTGTTACTGCTCGGGCCAACCGGCGGTCGGCCGGCTGCAGCTGCGAAGGTCGTGCGGTGATCGAGGACAACGGAGCTCTTATTGAGCGGCCCAGCCGGTGAAAAGGTCCCGGATGTGTCGACACCCTGTAGACACCTGGTAGACACAGGCGCTTTGACGATCCAGTTCGGAGCCTGGCAATGGTATGCCATCGCCGTGGCCACAAGGACCGGAGGTCCGTCACGCCGGCGCGCACGCTCGTTGCGGAACTCCTGCGCCTGCAGCACCAAGAAGGACCACCAGGCCAGGTCGACCGATCGCAGCTCACGGCCTTCAGGCGTGACCAGGACGTCGCCACGGATCTGGAAGCCTGACCAGGCCGGTCCGAGCAGCTTGCGGCCGCGGAGGACCCGCATCAGCTTGTACGCGGTGTACGGGATCTGCGATCGAGCAGCTTCCCAGTTGGCGATGGTCCTTACGCTAACGCGCAGCAGCTTGGCGCAGGCCTTGACCGTCAGGGACTGCATCAGCCTGGCGGTGCGGAACTGTTCTGCCTGGTGCTCGAGCTGCAGTGCAGATGGCCGGCCGCGCCCCCGTACGGGGACGCGGCCAATTTCGCATAATGTATAGAGGGTGGGTAACGGCTACCGGCGAGAGGGCCGCTAGCAGCGCCTCATGCGCCCCTGTGTGTACCGCCAGGACCAGCAGCGCGACCACCGCGGCGGCCGCGCTTAGCCTGTCCAACACTGATCGCCATAGCGCTTTTTCAGCCGGCGATGCCGCTGCTTCGGCGTGAATTTTCGCCATCCATTCGCCGCCATCCAGATGTGCCATAGCGCATAGCTCTGCAATTCGTGCGTCAGGAACCGGGTACCGGCCAACGCGCCAGCCGCTTATCAGCGCCCGCGTCACTCCAATTTTTTTGCTCAACATGTTGTCTGACGGTATGGCGCACGACTTGCGCACGGTGTCAAGCAAATTATTTACATGGTCCATGACAGGTTTTTCTTGACAGAGAGGACAGTGAAAACTATACATGCTCCCGTGCTTAGGCAACCCTAAGCACCGCGCACCCCCGGCTCCCCTCCGGGGTCCGCGTCAAGGGGCAGGGGAGGGGGCTACACCGTGCATCCATATTCGATCCTGGGCCAGCTTTTGGCGCTGCACATTCTCGTGTCGATCTGCGTGCTCACCGGGTACGCAATCGTCGCTGTGATCTGTTGGTGTCTTGATCGCAAGCACGACGCGATGGTTGCTCAAATTGAGCAAGCCGCATTGGTCGCTATCGCATATCGCGAGGTGCGTCGTGGCTGAGTCTCGATCTGTTGCATGGATGATTGCGCCAGCTCGAGTGCAGGGCGGCCCCCGCATTTACGTCTTGACCATCGTCGTCAACGGCAACGCTGTTGAACAGAGCTATTTTGCATCGCGCACCGATGCTGCTGATGCACGTGACGCTGCCATGGAGTTCTATCGTGGCTGATGGCACCTGCTCGTTCTGTGGCGACACCACTGCCTACTTTTTCCCAGGCGGTTTGTGCGTTGCATGCACCTCGAAGAACGCACGCATCCGCATGCATGAACAGCCCACGCAATCGCGTGAGTTGTCCGCGTTCGATGCATCTGTGGGCGTCATGCAGGCCGCGACGCGCCGCACCGAAATTGCCGCAGAGAAGATCCAAAAGAACAAGCGCGTGGTGGGTACGAGCGTGCGTGAGTTCGACGCTGCCCATCCGATCGCATTGACCGCTGAGGGCCAGCGCGCAGCGCTGGCCCTTGGGCTTGTCCATTACAAAACAAGTGACACGCGGGCCTCTACTACAGGCACCGTGACCATCGAAATCGACCCGCTGCAAGCGCGGGCGCAACGGCTGCGTAAGTCCGTGATTACCGGAGCACGTCTGCATGACCAGGAAGCGAAAAAAGGCTCCTTCCGGGGTGCGTGGTATTTCCTCACGCTCACCTACCGTGATGGAAGCGACAGCAGCCCTCGTGACGTTAGCGAACTATTTAAACGCATGCGCGGCCACTTCAATCGCCTTAAATCTGGGCGCGCACGGTGGAACCGTGAAAGCTTTCGTTACGTATGGGTCGGAGAACTCACCCAGCGATTCCGTCCGCACTACCACGTGATGCTGTGGGTTCCCACTGGCATGTATTTCGGCAAAGTCGATCAACGCGGTTGGTGGCCACATGGCACAACGCAAATTGAGAAAGCCCGAAACTGCGTCGGCTATCTCGCGAAATACGCGAGCAAGTTCACTGCCCTTACAGCTGGAGCTTTTCCCAAAGGCTTCCGCACACATGGCATTGGTGGACTCGATACCGAATCCAAGCGCGAGTTGCGCTGGTGGAAGGCCCCGAAAGACGCGCGTGAAGCTCTCGGCGGGGAAGCGGATATCCGCAAAGCAAAGGGCGGTTGGTTCGACAGGCTTACCGGAGAGTTCTGGCCGTCTCCGTGGAAAGTCACATTCATCTTCGGCCGGACATTCGCCTGGAAGGTAGTCCCACTATGAAAGTTCAGATCATGAGTTCCGCTGTCGCCATCCGTTCGTTTCCGGCTCGCGATGGTAAGCCAGCAACGCATTTCCGCGAGCAGACCGCCGCCGTGTTGCGCGAGGGCGATTTCCCGCTGCCGTTCACCATCAGCCTTGATGAGGATCAAGCGCCGTATGGCGAAGGTTTCTACGTCATCGATCCCAAGTCGATGCAGAACAACAAATACGGCGGCCTGGAATTCGGCCGTCGCATCCGGCTGATCCCTGATGCAACCGCCAAAGCTGCGCAGCCTGCTGCACGTGTCTCCTAACCCAGATGCATGAGAGCAGGGATTCTGAGCAATGGCAAAGGTCCTGACCTGCACGCAATACAACGATTCAACGCAGCAATGCGAGGTCCAAGCCTGGATTGATCAATCCGACTGGACGACACCACTTCCCACTATTGAACAGGCCGCGATGGTGGGCGGAGCTTACTTCATCGGCCTGATGTCACTGGCAGTCGTCAAAGGACTGCTCAACCCAAAATCCATAGAGGAATAGCGTCAATGCACAAGAACATCTCCACCATCGTCACCAAGGCCAAGTCCGCTGCGTCCAACGCCAAGACCGCCGCATTGGTTGGCAGCACCGCGCTCATGGCGATGCCCGGCTTCGCGTTCGCCTCCGGCGGCGGCGACTTCGACGGCACCGCAATCGTCAGCAAGGTTGTCACGTATACCGCCATCGGCGTGACCATTCTGGCAGCGTTCGCGCTCGGTCGTTGGACGCTTCGCGCACTCGGCCTGATCGGCGGTAAGTGAGCCAATCAGTCGCATAGCAGGGGAGGGGAAACCCTCCCTTTTTCAATGGGGGATTCGCAATGGAAGGATTGATCGTGTTGGTGTTCCTGATCCATGCCGCGCACGTGTGCGCAACGGGCTGGAACTGATGCGCGGGCTCGGCGGATATTTCGCACGCGCTGTAGTTCGGCGAATTGCCTACGTTGTAGTCGCGGCGTGCTTCGGCCTACTTTTGCAATTGTGCAGTGGGAGTGCGCACGCGGCCGTTGATCAGGGTGAGGCGTACTCGCTTTGCATGAAATTCGCTAGCGATATGGTGGCGAAAAATCCGGACATGCGACGAAACCCCTCGTGCCGGTCGCGTAGGGCATTTCAATACACCTGCCAATATGAAGCCATTCCGTATGTAGGCGCTTCGCAGTGGTCCGTAGATACTTGCGGCGACTACAGCTATGACGATCAGTACACATGCGCATCGCGTAACTCGAACAAGCTTGCTGATGCCGCACCGTGGTACACCCCTCCGCCTAACTGCATATCCGGTTGTCAAGTGCAAGGCACTTCGTTCAGTGGCGACAACGGTGGCGTCAAGACCTATGGAATGAAGGACCGTACCTATAACGGTTCTATCTGTACCCCTACCAAGCCCACCAACGATATCGGTGAATTGCAGGAGGAAAAGAACGACGCCACCAAGGAAAAAGCGCCTGAGTGCACCGCGCTCGGGTCTGGGCAGACCGCTTGTTTGAAGCCAAACGGCGACTATTGCGCAACGGCGTCATCCGGCAAGACGTTCTGCTGGAAGCCTGCCGAGACGGGCAAAAAAACTGACGCTACTGATGCGCAAAGCAAGACTCCAAAGGGCGACCCTGTAACGCCGCCTCCTATCCCGCCCCCGGATGGTGAATGGCAGCGCAAGGAAGGCCACCAGCAGACCACGTGCGTGAACAATACGTGCACTACCTACAACGTTACCAACTACACGACCGTGCCTTCCGGCACGTCCAAGAACGGCACGGGTGACAACAGCGCCGATGGCTCGGGCAACACATCTGGCAATGGCAGCAATAGCGGCACGGGGAAGAAGGACGACGACAGCAAGGATAGTGCTACGGATAGCGGCAATTGCGATGCCCCACCTATCTGTGTGGGCGACACGTTGAAGTGTTTGCAATTGAAATTCACATGGAAAATCGATTGCAACACACGCGGCAATGAGATCACTCAAGGCGATTCATGTGCTGATGGTGATGTGCCTGTCTGTGCTGGCAAGTCGTGTAAAGCCGAGGCCTACGCGCAGGTGGTACAGCAGTGGAAACAACGCTGCGCTGTAGAGGCGATGGGGCAGGGCATGGCCTCGCGTGCCGCTGCTATTAGCAATGGTGACGATGCTGGTGTGGTTGAGGGAATCTGGGGCGGTGAATCTGCCGGCGCCGGCCTTAAGTTGCGCCAGGATTTGGTCAACGTTGGCGGCAATGGTACTGGCGGCTTGTTGCCCGACGTTGATATCGAAGGTCAACACTGGACCGTACCCTCTGGATTTTTCGACGCAATTGCTGCGGTCAAGATGGTCATCATCGCGATGTGCACAGTGATCGCCATGTTCGTCGTTGGGAGGAACATCTAATGTTCGATTGGGCACGTGACTTTGCGAACAATTTCTTTGAGAACGCCGCAGATGCGGTCCATAAGTTGGTCAAGCTCAAGGCCGCTATATGGCTCGGCCGATTGCTGTCCGCTCTCGGTCTGGGTTTCGCCGCGCAGCATTTCATCTACAACCCGATCATCGAATACGCACAGAACGCATGGTCGTCCGTTCCTGCGGGCATCGCTGCATGGGTACACGCATTGGGCATCGATGCAGGCGTGTCGATCATCCTGAGTGCCTATGGCATTCGCGGTGCGGAGCGCATCTTTATTCAACGTAGGAACCAAGCAACATGATCGGCGACACCGCGTCTATTTCACTGCTCACCGGCTTGCCAGGATCTGGCAAGAGCTTGCGCATTATCCAGGCGATTCGCTATCTCATGGACAAGGGTGCGCACGTCTACGTGTGCAACATCGACGGCATCTCCGTGCCCGGCACGACGCCGTGGGCTGATCCGCATAAGTGGCAAGATCTACCGGCTGGGTCAATTCTTTTCGTTGATGAGGCGCAGCATTTTTTCCCCGCACGTCGTGGCGGGGATCCGGTCGAAACGATCAAGGCGATGTCCACGATTCGACACGACGGCGTGCGTTTGGTGCTTGCCACGCAGCAGCCGAACTACCTCGACACCTATCTGCGTGGATTGGTCGGCTATCACGAACACCTGCTGCGTCAGAGCGGCAAACAGAAGACCTTTATTTTCCGCAATAGTCAGATCATCGAAGAGGTGCGGTCGCCGTTGCCGCGCATCAAAAAGCTCTACGACTACGAAGTGTGGAAACAGCCAACAGAGTGCTTCAAGTTCTACAAGTCGGCTGAGGTCCACACGATGAAGTATCAGATGCCGGCACTGGTGAAAAAGGCATTGATGATCCTTCCTGTCGTCGCACTTCTGGCTGGCGGCGCGTGGTACGCCGTCTACCGCGACACCATGTTCGCCAAGAAAGCAGACGCTGCGCCCGCCAATAAGACGGCCCCCTCGGGGCCGTCGCTGGCGGGCACTGCGTCTGCGGGTGCAGCAGCTCGTCCCAAGGTCAACAGCGCAGAGGACTACGTCGGTCAGCTTGTGCCATTGGTCGCCGATGTGCCTTGGTCGGCACCTGCCTACGTGGATCGCCCTGTGGTGTCCGATCCCCATGTGTATTGCATGGCAACTGAGAACACCTGTCGATGTGTCACTGAGCAAAATTCGCGCGTTGTGATGCGCGATGACGTGTGCCGCGACATTGCGCGGTGGGGCGAGCCATATAACCCGTATAAGCCGCCGCATAGTCCGGCGCAGAAGCAGCAGGATTCCCCGGTTGCAGAAGCCACGCAGCCTAAGCCCCAGGTGCCCCAGCAGAGCGGGGCAGTGTCGTCGTCCGTGCAAAGGGCCACACGCTCCCTTGGCACGTTCCCCGAATCGCCGCCTTACCAGACGACAACGTACACCCCACCCACCACCAGGGATCTGTGATGAGCAGTAGTGCACGCGAGTTACTGAAGTGGATTGCGCTTGTCTGCATGACATTCGACCACGTTGCCAAGGTGTTCTATGACGGCTACGTGCCCGTGTTGTCCGAGCTAGGCCGGATTGCGTTTCCGCTCTTCGCACTGGTCATGGCCTACAACCTGGCACAGCCTGGAGCTGATGTAGGCAAGTCGGTCCGCCGGCTGGTGTGCTGGGGGCTGTTGGCGCAACCGTTCCACGCCTGGGCGTTTGGCTACTGGGTGCCCGTGAACGTCCTTCTGGCGTTCGCCCTGGCTGCTGCCGCTGTCTGGGCTATCCAGCGCGGCCGCTGGGTGCTGCTGATGCTCTGTGCCGCTCCAGCCCCGTTGTTCGTCGACTACCAATGGACTGGCATTGCGCTGGTGGTGGCAGGCTGGGCCTATTACGCCAAAGTGATGCGTAGCCCTATACCGGTCGTCATGGCACTGGGCGCTCTATGTTGGTTCAACGGCAGCTTGTGGGCCCTTCTTGCCATCCCAATCATTGCCCTCTCAGAAGCGGTCACCAATCGAGGTATGGCTATTCCTCGCACGCGCCTTGGCTTCTACGGCTATTATGTGGGGCATCTAGCTATCTTGGGTCTGCTGGCCCTCAAGCCCGCCCTTATTTCGTGACGCGAGGGGAAGTGCATGGAAGCGAGATTTGCAATGTTGCTTGCGCTGGCTATCGTTGTTCCTTGTCACGCGCAGCAGGTTCACAAGTGCCGTGAGCGAGGGCAGGTCGTTTATCAGTCAGCGCCGTGCGCTTCCGGCCAAGCCCAGAAGGTCTGGGACGCCGCACCAGCTCCTGAGCAAAGCAATGCCGAGCAGTGGCGCCTTTACCGTATTCGCAAGCAGCTCGATAGCAGGTACGCAGCTGACAGATCTGCATCCGCTGCCGCCTATGTGTCTGGCCCACAATCCAGCAACGCATGCGAGTCTGCCAAGGCTCAGCGCAAGCAAGTCTATGACGCGGCCGGTCTCCATCGTTCTTATGAGATTTCCAGCTATTGGGACAACGTGGTGCAAAACGCCTGTAAGTGACCTGGGGTGTAGGGGCATAGCCCCTACGGATAACGCCTCACCCGCGCCGTGGAGCTCGAGGCCCACGCGTTCTACGCACCACCTGTGCTCGATCGGCGGACCCCGCGCCATCCACCACTGACAACCGCTTTTCGCGCCTCTGCAGCAGCACGTCCCGCAGATAGATCACGTCTGCGCCTCGAGACAAACGAGACCCTGGAGATCTTGTGGCAGTAGGCTTTCGAGGATTCGCCGATCGCGCATTGCGTTCTTCTGACATCAACAGTGACCATTCCCGTGCGATCGCGCATGTCAGCGCCCAATACCGCATATCGCACGGTTCGATGTCGTAATTCTCCGGGGTGAAGAACCGGTGCCCCTGAAAACCAAAACCGGCCCAAGGGCCGGTCAGGTCTACGCGATCGTAGGTGTCTAGCGTCATTGTCCAGTCCGCTTCCTGTGGAGGGACCAGCAGTGATAGGCCGCCAGGGCGCACAGCAGCGTCAACAGCACACTTCGCATAATGTATATTATGTCAAGGCGCTTGCGGCGCTGGTTGAGTTCGTTTGCTGCTGCGCTCACGCCGCGGCGGCGACGATGGCCCGCCAAATGGAGATTGGCAGATGCGTGATCGACAACTGACCGGCCCCTGGGCCGGTTTTTCGTTCGTACGGGGCGAGCTGGTGACCCCGGAGGGAAAGGCATTCACGGCGACGCAGCTGACGTGGCTGGCGCTGACATCGAGCCTGGCGCGGGAATGGTCCGCGATGATGGACGAAGCCAAGTTGAGGGTGTGTAACCCTCGATACAAGCACCTGTACGTGCCCAAGCCGCCACAGCGGTCAACAGCAGCTAACGTGATCTACCTGCGGGACGTGATCCAGCGCAGGCATGAAGAGCGGTTATCAGTGGTGGATGGCGCGGGGTCCGCCGATCGATCGACGGTGGTGCGTAGGACGCGGGGGCCTCGAGCTCCACGGCGCGGGTGAGGCGTTATCCGTAGGGGCCCTGCCCCTACACCCCTCAGAGCGGCACACTACGAAAGGTGCTGCTGCAAGGCCGGCAGCGTGGCGAGGACCGCGAGCAAAAACAGGTGGCCAACGTAGTAGCCGTAGAACGCCACACGAGTGCGAGGAACGACGACACCGCGCATAGTGGCCAGCTCAGCGAGCGCGATGACGGGAACGGCCAAGAGAGCCCACAGGCTGCCGTTGAACCAGCACAGCGCACCGAGGGCCACGACAACCGGCCACGGGCTATGCACCGATTTCGCATAATAGGCCCAGCCTGCAACCACCAGCGCAATGCCAGTCCATTGGTAGTCGACGAACAACGGGGCTGGCGCTGCACAGAGCGTCAGCAACACCCAGCGGCCGCGCTGGATGGCCCAGACAGCGGCCGCAGCCAGGGCGAACGCCAGAAGGACGTTCACGGGCACCCAGTAGCCAAACGCCCAGGCGTGGAACGGTTGCGCCAACAGCCCCCAGCACACCAGCCGGCGGACCGACTTGCCTACATCAGCTCCAGGCTGTGCCAGGTTGTAGGCCATGACCAGTGCGAAGAGCGGAAACGCAATCCGGCCTAGCTCGGACAACACGGGCACGTAGCCGTCATAGAACACCTTGGCAACGTGGTCGAATGTCATGCAGACAAGCGCAATCCACTTCAGTAACTCGCGTGCACTACTGCTCATCACAGATCCCTGGTGGTGGGTGGGGTGTACGTTGTCGTCTGGTAAGGCGGCGATTCGGGGAACGTGCCAAGGGAGCGTGTGGCCCTTTGCACGGACGACGACACTGCCCCGCTCTGCTGGGGCACCTGGGGCTTAGGCTGCGTGGCTTCTGCAACCGGGGAATCCTGCTGCTTCTGCGCCGGACTATGCGGCGGCTTATACGGGTTATATGGCTCGCCCCACCGCGCAATGTCGCGGCACACGTCATCGCGCATCACAACGCGCGAATTTTGCTCAGTGACACATCGACAGGTGTTCTCAGTTGCCATGCAATACACATGGGGATCGGACACCACAGGGCGATCCACGTAGGCAGGTGCCGACCAAGGCACATCGGCGACCAATGGCACAAGCTGACCGACGTAGTCCTCTGCGCTGTTGACCTTGGGACGAGCTGCTGCACCCGCAGACGCAGTGCCCGCCAGCGACGGCCCCGAGGGGGCCGTCTTATTGGCGGGCGCAGCGTCTGCTTTCTTGGCGAACATGGTGTCGCGGTAGACGGCGTACCACGCGCCGCCAGCCAGAAGTGCGACGACAGGAAGGATCATCAATGCCTTTTTCACCAGTGCCGGCATCTGATACTTCATCGTGTGGACCTCAGCCGACTTGTAGAACTTGAAGCACTCTGTTGGCTGTTTCCACACTTCGTAGTCGTAGAGCTTTTTGATGCGCGGCAACGGCGACCGCACCTCTTCGATGATCTGACTATTGCGGAAAATAAAGGTCTTCTGTTTGCCGCTCTGACGCAGCAGGTGTTCGTGATAGCCGACCAATCCACGCAGATAGGTGTCGAGGTAGTTCGGCTGCTGCGTGGCAAGCACCAAACGCACGCCGTCGTGTCGAATCGTGGACATCGCCTTGATCGTTTCGACCGGATCCCCGCCACGACGTGCGGGGAAAAAATGCTGCGCCTCATCAACGAAAAGAATTGACCCAGCCGGTAGATCTTGCCACTTATGCGGATCAGCCCACGGCGTCGTGCCGGGCACGGAGATGCCGTCGATGTTGCACACGTAGACGTGCGCACCCTTGTCCATGAGATAGCGAATCGCCTGGATAATGCGCAAGCTCTTGCCAGATCCTGGCAAGCCGGTGAGCAGTGAAATAGACGCGGTGTCGCCGATCATGTTGCTTGGTTCCTACGTTGAATAAAGATGCGCTCCGCACCGCGAATGCCATAGGCACTCAGGATGATCGACACGCCTGCATCGATGCCCAATGCGTGTACCCATGCAGCGATGCCCGCAGGAACGGACGACCATGCGTTCTGTGCGTATTCGATGATCGGGTTGTAGATGAAATGCTGCGCGGCGAAACCCAGACCGAGAGCGGACAGCAATCGGCCGAGCCATATAGCGGCCTTGAGCTTGACCAACTTATGGACCGCATCTGCGGCGTTCTCAAAGAAATTGTTCGCAAAGTCACGTGCCCAATCGAACATTAGATGTTCCTCCCAACGACGAACATGGCGATCACTGTGCACATCGCGATGATGACCATCTTGACCGCAGCAATTGCGTCGAAAAATCCAGAGGGTACGGTCCAGTGTTGACCTTCGATATCAACGTCGGGCAACAAGCCGCCAGTACCATTGCCGCCAACGTTGACCAAATCCTGGCGCAACTTAAGGCCGGCGCCGGCAGATTCACCGCCCCAGATTCCCTCAACCACACCAGCATCGTCACCATTGCTAATAGCAGCGGCACGCGAGGCCATCCCCTGCCCCATCGCCTCTACAGCGCAGCGTTGTTTCCACTGCTGTACCACCTGCGCGTAGGCCTCGGCTTTACACGACTTGCCAGCACAGACAGGCACATCACCATCAGCACATGAATCGCCTTGAGTGATCTCATTGCCGCGTGTGTTGCAATCGATTTTCCATGTGAATTTCAATTGCAAACACTTCAACGTGTCGCCCACACAGATAGGTGGGGCATCGCAATTGCCGCTATCCGTAGCACTATCCTTGCTGTCGTCGTCCTTCTTCCCCGTGCCGCTATTGCTGCCATTGCCAGATGTGTTGCCCGAGCCATCGGCGCTGTTGTCACCCGTGCCGTTCTTGGACGTGCCGGAAGGCACGGTCGTGTAGTTGGTAACGTTGTAGGTAGTGCACGTATTGTTCACGCACGTGGTCTGCTGGTGGCCTTCCTTGCGCTGCCATTCACCATCCGGGGGCGGGATAGGAGGCGGCGTTACAGGGTCGCCCTTTGGAGTCTTGCTTTGCGCATCAGTAGCGTCAGTTTTTTTGCCCGTCTCGGCAGGCTTCCAGCAGAACGTCTTGCCGGATGACGCCGTTGCGCAATAGTCGCCGTTTGGCTTCAAACAAGCGGTCTGCCCAGACCCGAGCGCGGTGCACTCAGGCGCTTTTTCCTTGGTGGCGTCGTTCTTTTCCTCCTGCAATTCACCGATATCGTTGGTGGGCTTGGTAGGGGTACAGATAGAACCGTTATAGGTACGGTCCTTCATTCCATAGGTCTTGACGCCACCGTTGTCGCCACTGAACGAAGTGCCTTGCACTTGACAACCGGATATGCAGTTAGGCGGAGGGGTGTACCACGGTGCGGCATCAGCAAGCTTGTTCGAGTTACGCGATGCGCATGTGTACTGATCGTCATAGCTGTAGTCGCCGCAAGTATCTACGGACCACTGCGAAGCGCCTACATACGGAATGGCTTCATATTGGCAGGTGTATTGAAATGCCCTACGCGACGGGCACGAGGGGTTTCGTCGCATGTCCGGATTTTTCGCCACCATATCGCTAGCGAATTTCATGCAAAGCGAGTACGCCTCACCCTGATCAACGGCCGCGTGCGCACTCCCACTGCACAATTGCAAAAGTAGGCCGAAGCACGCCGCGACTACAACGTAGGCAATTCGCCGAACTACAGCGCGTGCGAAATATCCGCCGAGCCCGCGCATCAGTTCCAGCCCGTTGCGCACACGTGCGCGGCATGGATCAGGAACACCAACACGATCAATCCTTCCATTGCGTATCCCCCATTGAAAAAGGGAGGGTTTCCCCTCCCCTGCTATGCCGCTGATTGGCTCACTTGCCGCCGATCAGACCGAGTGCGCGAAGCGTCCAACGACCGAGCGCGAAGGCGGCCAGAATGGTCACGCCGATGGCGGTATAGGTAGTCACCTTGCCGATGATTGCGGTGCCGTCGAAGTCGCCGCCGCCACCGGACGCGAAGGCGAAACCGGGCATGGCCATCAAGGCAGTGCTACCCAGAATTGCGGCGGTCTTGGCGTTGCTGACAGCCGACTTAGCCTTGGTGACAACGGTCGAAATGTTCTTTTCCATTGATGCTATTCCTCTATTGATTTTGGGTTGAGCAGTCCTTTAATGACTGCAAGGGTCATCAGGCCGATGAAGTAAGCGCCGCCCACCATCGCGGCCTGTTCGATGGTGGGAAGTGGTGTCGTCCAATCCGATTGATCAATCCAGGCTTGGACCTCGCATTGCTGCGTTGAATCGTTGTATTGCGTGCAGGTCAGGACCTTTGCCATTGCCTAGCCTCCCTGCCCGCCTGCCTTACGGTGCCTGCCGCTGAGCAGGCTTGCCGGCCTGCGGATCGACCAGAGTCATGCGGCGCGCCAGTTCGACACCGAAACGGCCCGGCACCAGATCGGTGACCAAATCCCATTCCTTGACCGTGCCGACCGCGTAGCCCTTGTCCGGACCGTCGCATTCGACTTCGATCTGGATGCGCATCGCTTCGGTTTCGAGCGTGGCGCGCTGGCTGTAAATGGCCTTCGGCATGCCCTTGGAGGTGGTGACGGTGCGGGTTTCGACGGCGCTGTTGATCGTGATCTTCGGTGCGTTGCTCATGGTCTTCGTTCTCTCTGTTGGTTGGGCTTGCGTCGGTTGGGTTACTGCGAAATTCGGGCGGTACTGTGGGGTCAAGCTAAGGCCCCCCTTACCCCCCGTGCCGGGGGGTGGATGAGCCTTAGCGAAAGCCACGTGCGTCGGGTACCGTCAGTCCACATGGGGCAGGCTTGCGGTGTCTGCCAACCGGATCGCGTGTTGCTGTGCTTGCGATCAAAGCGGGTCTTCAGGGGTGGATTCCTGACGTTGCCGTGCTGGTTGCTCGTAGGCGAACAGGCTGCGGCTTCGGTGCCTCCCAGACCGGGGGCGGTACTGCATGTCCCGGTGAAGGATCACCGGCGGTTTCGTTGACCAGTCCGTAGGGGCCCTGCCCCTACACCCCGGTTCAATGCATCGATGCTTCCCCTGCGCGTCGTTTGCTCGAACTCAGCCTGCGCAGGCCTTCGGGTGTAGTCGATCGGCGGAGGCTCCCACGCCCCGAAATTCTTCGACAAATCGACCACTCCCCCTTTGCTCACGTACTTCGACACGTAGCCGGTTATATCCAGCTGGCTGCGTGGTGCTTCTATGCGATTACGTCCGAATTCCTTAAACCAAAACTCATGCCAGTCGTAGCGGCTCATTAGCCGGTTCAAGTCATCGGTAGGTGCAGCTGTAACGGCGTGGAAATGCAATCGGCCGTCTTTGTGGAACTCTTGCCCCCGCGCCCACTGAATACCGCGATGCCACCGCTGCGCCCATCGAGCGCTATAGAGCTCTTTGTTGATGCAGCTGACGAAATATCGGAACGCTTTATCAGCCTTTTCCTCGTGGACACCACCAGTACGGCCGGCTTCTTCGATTCGGAATGTGAGCGTCCAGAACTGTTGCCACTGCATGCGCTGTAGGAGCTGCGAATATCCGCCTGCTTCGAGATCAGAACGCCGCAGTCGCAGCACACCTTCAGACGCCCATCCAGAGCATTCAGCGTCTGAAATTGAGCTCCCCCGCACTGATAGCAGGGGCTGTTCGGGTAATGGGCTAGCCTGGACGGCTGCGTCTTCATGGCTCATCGCCCTGCCCCGAGCCTACCCACCTGATGCGTTCCTCTATCAGTCGGTCTAGCTCGGCGCGTTCGTCGTCGGTTTCGGCTATCTTTTTCAGCTCGATCAGCTGCCAGAATCTCAAGTCGCCCGAATTCATGCGCGGGCCTCGCGTAATGCCTTGCATTCAGCAAGGTGTTCCATCGCCACATGCTTTATTTCGCGCCAGAACTTTAAAGACGGCGCGCGGCGGCTTGGGAATAGATCGCGTTGAATAAGCTTTGATTCAACGTAGTCGAGCGCAATGCGTGCGCCGCGTTCGGTGTCGGTTGACCTGGCCATCAGAACTCACCAGGCGAAATAAATTGAGCGAGATAAGCGATCACGCCTACGCCCGTTGCGCACAGGAAAACCGCTGCAACGTCATCCCAGGGAGATGCGAGGTAGTGATAAGCGACGATCAGCGCGGAGACGACAGCGCCAAACGCCCAACCACCGGCGACGAACTTAAGAAAGTCTTTCATGGTGTTACCCCCTGCCCGGTGCCCGGTAGAACCCACCCAGCCGGCACCGGGCGGGGCCGGGGGATGGGGTGTCGAGTACCACTCGTCACGGGGTACATATAAACTAAAACTCGACACCCATGTCAAGTAAAACTCGATATGCAGACGATAAATAAATTGCTTGACACGGCGCTTAAAGCGTGTAATGAGCCGTCAGACCGCCAGCTGGCGAAGCATCTCGACGTGTCGCCAAGCGCAATATCGCTGTGGCGCAAGGGAAAGCCGATCAAGGATGACCACTTGATGGCGCTGATAAGCCTAGCTCAGGCAGACCCGGCAATCGCAGTGCTAGTACGCACAGAAGGCGCGGAAAGTCCTGAAGCGAAAAAGGCGTGGAGTGTGGTGTGGGACAGACTGTCCCCGGTCACTACGGTGATCGGGGCGATGGTGCTAGCAGTGGCACTGACGCCGGCGACGGTTCGGGCAAAACCGATTAATATCAATGACTTGAACGTTGCGAGCGCGCATAGTCTGTATATTATGTCAAATATTGTTCGTGCTTCTCTTTGA